ACACAGTAGCCCTAACATGGCTCAGATACCATCAGACCACGATTGTAGGGAGTTATGGACAGTTGGAAGTAATAGAGTTCTTGTTGGCGCTGATCTTTCTGGTATTGAGCTAAGATGTCTAGCGCATTATATGAATGACCCTAAATACACAAAGGAGCTACTAGAAGGTGATATACACACAGCAAACCAAGAGGCAGCAGGTCTACCTACACGAAACGATGCAAAGACATTCATCTATGCGTTCCTCTACGGTGCAGGTGAGGCCAAACTTGGCTCTATCGTTGGCGGTGGCGGCAAGGAAGGTGCGAAGCTAAAGCAAGCTTTCTTCCGTAAGATACCTTCAATGAAGAAGCTTATTGAGAAAGTCAAACGTATAAGCGCTAAAGGCTGGGTTCCAGCACTAGACGGTAGACGTATACAGGTAAAGTCAGAGCACAGCGCCTTGAATATGCTCTTGCAGTCAGCAGGGGCTATAGTGGCTAAGCAGTGGCTTGTAGAGAGCCAGAAGCAGGTGGTTAAGCACAAACTAGACGCTAAGCTTGTAGCATTCGTACACGATGAGACGCAGTGGGACTGTGCTGACAAGGACGTAGACAAGCTTAAAGAGCTGCTGGTAGAGGCTGCTAAGACTGCTGGCGAACAACTAGGCTTCCGCTTGGAGGTAGCGGCAGAGGCAGATCACGGTAAGACGTGGGCAGATACACACTAAGCTACAAATAATGTAAAAAAGTGTTGACCCCTGCTAAAATACAGGGTATAATATTTATATAGAATGAAATAAACCAAAGAGGATAATTGCTATGAGCAACCCAATCAAACTGAAAGCAGACGTAATGTGGGCTAACCTTGACATCCGTAACGAAATGTCTGGTAAGTACCAAGTAGATCTATGTAACCTAAGTGCGGGTGCTACACAAGCTCTACGTGATATGGGCATTGAAGTTAAGAACAAAGATGACAAAGGTGACTTCATTACCTGTAAGTCTAATAATCCCATCCGAGCCTATGATGCGAATGGTCTGGAACTAGACGGTGTTTCAGTTGGTAATGGCTCTAAAGCCATCGCAGTAATTGGTTCCTATGCTTGGACTTTCCGTAACAAAGAAGGTGTAAGCCCCTCACTTAAAAAGCTTGCCATTACCGAGCTTGTAGCGTACACTGACGCAGAACCAGTAAGCATTGATGATGACGATGACATTCTCTAATGATTGGACTTGTCGATGCTGACATACTTACTTATCAAATAGGTTTTGGTGCGGAGGGTGACTCAGAAACGAGCGCCCTCAATACCTTAGACGGTTTCATCTGCGACCTCCTTCTGTTTGAACTACCTGATGTATTTCAGTTCGAGTTCTTTATAACTGGTAAGGATAAAAACAAACCTAACTATAGGGAGGTGATCGCTACTACTCAGCCCTACAAAGGGAACCGCACAGCTAAGAAGCCTGAGCACTTACAGGCCTTACGAGAGCGACTCGTCACCTATTGGGGTGCTGTTGTTGCGGTTGGGGAGGAAGCGGATGATCTTATAAGTAAGCGTATGACTGAGCTGGGAGATAAGTGCATCTGCATAAGCATAGACAAAGACTTAGACACTGTGCAAGGCTGGCACTATAACTTCCGTAAACACAAACTCTACTACGTTGGCGAAGATACGGCTCTATACAACTTCTACCATCAGTTGCTTACTGGTGACAGAGTTGATAATATACGAGGCGTACAAGGCATTGGGCCTAAGAAAGCTGACAAACTACTTGTTGAATGTAAGACAGAGATGGACTTCTGGAACGTGTGCTTAGAGGCACATGGTAGCCGTGAAAGGGCTGTAGAGGACGCTATACTGCTTCACATGAGACGTAAGGATGATGAGATATGGCAACCTCCAGACGAAAGGTAAAGCCACCCAAGGGATACGACAGTTTCTTTGAGCACGATGCACATACAAAGTACTTGAGAAACTGCCTGTACCACCCTGATAAGATCTCATATGTGCAACATAAAATATATGAGCCTGACTTCTTGTATATCAGTCCCAAAGGGTTTAAAATCTACATAGAAACTAAAGGGCGCTTCCGAGATGCTGCAGAGGCTAGGAAGTATAAAGATATACGAGACGGTCTTGAAAAAAATGAAGAGTTAGTATTCCTATTCCAGAACCCAGCAACACCCTTCCCACACGCTAAGAGGCGAAAAGATGGTACTAGGATGACGCATGGAGCTTGGGCAGAATACAATGACTTCAGATACTTTACCTTAGACACTATACCTAAAGAATGGAAGATTAAGAAATGATGAAAGTTGAGCTTACAGTTACACAGGACGGCGATGGCGCTGATAAGATTGCGCAGACCATCTCAATGAACACAGTCTACGATGATTTCATAACTTGGATGGATATCATGGAAGACTTACGAAAGACTCTAGGGGCCTCCTTCGGTTATGAGCTTAAAGAAGATGCTGACACTAAATGAGACAAAGGAACGTCTAATGCGTCTTGATGAAGTATTGCTTCTAGAAGTCCTAAACATTACATCAGAGGACATTGTAGAGCGCTTTACAGACTTCATAGAGAACAAATTAGACAGCCTTGTAGAGGAACTGGAGGACGACTATGACCCATTTCAGTAGCGCACATGACGAGCGCATGGATGCAGTAGATCGTCCTAGTCACTATACTAACAAAGAGATAGAGGTAATTGACTACATAGACGACACAGTGCCTGATTGTTATAGCTTTTACTTTGGTAATGCGTTAAAGTATCTCAGTCGGCACTTAAACAAGAACAAACCAGTAGAAGACCTACGCAAATGTATTTGGTATATTGAACGAATGATTGAGGATAACAAATGATCGTGTTTACAGGAGCAAACTCGTGAGCTTAGAAGACCTAGTGGTTGGTTGGGCAGAAGATCGTGGTATTTTGGAACAAGGCACTATTGAGGGACAGTTATGCAAGCTTCAAGAGGAACTAGACGAACTAAAGGAAGCTTACGAGAAGGACGACCGAACAGAGTACGCAGACGCTATTGGGGACTGTGCAGTGGTTCTAGTAATCCTCGCTAGGATGTACGGCCTAGACTACCGTGACTGCTTACGCACAGCATACGGTGTAATTGCCCAACGTAAGGGACGAATGATTGATGGTGTATTTGTAAAGGAAGCAGCATAATGGAAACATTTACTTTTAACGATGTAGAATATAACCTAGACTCAGTATCAGATACAGCGAAGAACTTGATTGCTGATATTCAGTCTACACAGGCTATGAAGAACGCTAAGGTCATGGAAGCCAACGCTATGGTAGCTCTTGAGCAACGTCTTACAGCAGAGCTTGGAGCTGAGCTTGAGACAGATATGGATGCAGAGGTTGTCGAAGGTGATTGAGATCTACGGCACTAGCGCTTGTCAGTACTGTAAAGACGCTCAGTTGCTCTGTGTAGCTCGTAATCAAGACTACAAGTATAGGCAGGTTGATGTAGACCTAGACAGTCTTGAAGAGCTTGAGAAGCGGCTAGGACAGCGAGTACGACAAGTGCCTCAGATATTTATGAATGGCGAGTATGTTGGTGGTTACACTGAGCTTAAAGAGAAACTAAATGGTTAAAGTAGATTATGATCGTAATAAGGGGTTCTCCGAACAGGCACTAAGCTTGCTCAAGGACTACTACTGTAGAGCTGGAGAAGACCCACAGGACGCATTTGCACGAGCTGCAATGGCCTATGCAGAAGGAGACATGGACTTTGCTCAACGAATATATGACTACGCTAGCAAGCGTTGGTTTATGTTCTCTAGCCCAGTACTTTCTAATGCTCCAAGCGTGGGTGAAGGAGTCAAGGGGCTACCTATTAGTTGCTTCCTTACTTATGTGCCTGATGATCTACACGGCCTTATCGAGCACAATGCAGAAGTGGCTTGGCTTAGTGTAAAGGGTGGCGGTGTAGGAGGTCACTGGAGCGATGTCCGAGGTATCTCTGATAAGAGCCCGGGTACTATCCCGTTTGTCAAGGTAGTTGACGCACAGATGACTGCCTATAAGCAAGGCAAGACTCGTAAGGGCTCGTATGCGGCCTACATTGACATTGACCACCCAGACATTGTAGAGTTCATCAACATCAAGATGCCTACAGGTGGCGACAGTAACCGCAAGTGTTTCAACTTGTTCAACGCTGTCAACGTAACAGACAAGTTTATGGAGGCTGTAGAGAATGATAGGGAATGGAACCTCATTGACCCAGCATCAGGATTACGCACAGAAGTTGTCAGAGCTAGAGAACTATGGGAGCGAATACTTGAAGCTCGTGTACGAACTGGAAGCCCTTACATTAACTTTATTGACACAGCAAACAGAGGACTCAACCAAGCTCAGCAGGCGGCTGGACTCAGAGTACGAGGCTCTAACCTTTGCAATGAGATCCATCTTGTCACAGATGAACAGCGCACAGCAGTATGTTGCCTCAGCTCTGTCAACCTAGAGAAGTGGGATGAGTGGCGCAATACAGATATGATTGCAGACCTAACACGCTTCCTAGACAATGTGCTTAGCTTCTTCATTGAACACGCACCAGACGAGATTGAGAAGGCTCGCTACAGTGCTCTGATGGAACGTAGTATTGGTATTGGTGCTATGGGCTTTGCAGGACTACTACAGCAGAAAGGATATGCTTGGGGCGATCTAGGCGCATCAGTCCTTAACAACAACATCTTTAAAGAGATGAAGGAGAAGGCTTATGCAGAGTCTGCTAAGCTGGCTAAAGAGAAAGGAGAACCTAACGACCTTCGTGGAACTGGGCTACGTAATGCTCATATATTCGCTATCGCTCCTAATGCTAATAGCAGTATCATATGTGGATGTACAGCTTCTATAGAGCCTTTGAAGTCCAACGCATTTACGCACAGGACACGAGCAGGGGCTCACCTAGTTAAGAACAAGTACCTAGACAAAGTACTAACAGAACTAGGTATGAATACAGATGCAGTATGGAAAGGTATCATTAACAACAATGGCTCAGTACAGCATCTAGATATTCCACAAGAGATTAAGGACATCTTTAAGACAGCTTTTGAGATTGACCAGACCTATGTAGTTGACCATGCAGCAGAGCGCCAGCGCTTTATTTGTCAGGGACAGTCGGTGAATTTGTTCTTCCCTGCTGGCAGCCCACGCTCATACGTCAACAGCGTCCATCTGAGGGCTTTTAAGCAAGGACTTAAGGGATTGTATTACTTCCGTACAAACGCTGCTGTAGAGGCTGATAAGGTCGGTCTAGCTGTAGAGCGTAATGCGCTGAAGGATGCAGAAGAATGTGTAAGTTGTCAGGGGTAAAATGAAAGTAGAACTAATTGACTTTGCAGGTGGCGACCTTAGTGTCGTCAACTCTGCACGAGTAAGCTTCAATAAAGAAGTCAAGGAGATGACGGGCAATGATGAGCGGCTTATTAGATACCTTGCCAAGCATAGACATGACACTCCGTTTAGACACAATTTTATTCAGCTTCGTTGTCGTGTGCCTCTATTTCTGGCGAGACAGCTTATGAAGCACCAAGCAGGTCTAACGTGGAATGAAGAGAGTAGACGATACGTTGACGATACTCCATCGTTCTACGTCCCTTCAGCGTGGCGACAACGCCCTGATGACTCTATAAAGCAAGGTAGTGGTAAACACCATCATAAGAGTCCTATGTGGCAACGATACGTAGATGAACACGTACAGGAGTCTATTGCGCTGTACCGTGACATGCTAGCAGACAACGTAGCACCAGAGATGGCACGTATGGTACTGCCGCAGAACATGATGGTGAACTTCATCTGGTCTGGTAATCTCTTAGCATTCTATCATGTATACAAGCTACGCTCTGGTGAAGGAGCACAGGAGGAAGCTAAGGTGTTTGCTCATCTACTGCACGATGCAATCTTCCCTGAGTTCCCTGAGTCATGGAAGGCATTGCAGATGCGTGACAATGGATACTGGGAGGCACAAAATGACGTTTGAAGAATGGGCTAAAGACCTTTTTAATATGTTCAACATGGACAATAGAACAGCAGAAGAGTATTGGGAAGCTGCCTTTGACGAAGGTGTTAAATGGACGTTAAAGCAGAATGCTAATACGCTCAATAAACTACAGCTTACATTGGAGGAAGAGTGATGAAACTTGTACAAGCAAGAGAGTGGGCTGACATCTACCTCAGTTCACCACATCTATCACAAGAAGCGTATGACCTAGAGTCTATGCTCATAGATGCCTACACTGCTGGATGGCGTGAAGGTTGGGAGGATGGTGAGTTGTCTGGATACAATCGTGGTCGTGAGCATAACGATACTGACCTTGAAGTAATACGTAATGCTGGTATACAGGAAGGTATAGAGCGCACATGGAAACTTATTAGGAGTAGCTAAGATGACATTTGAAGAATGGTGGAATATCTCAGGCGGTGGGGTGATTCACAAAGACCCTAAAGATGCTGCTAGGGATGCGTGGCAGGAAGGAGGTAGGGTTGGCTTCCGAGAAGGCATGTTAGATAGCCAAGAAAGAATACTAGACTTACAAGACTTCATAGCCATAGGCATGTCTGCTGATGCTCGTGACGTAGCTAACGCACAGAGGTTTATGCAAGAGTTTGATATTTGTGCTGAGTGTAGATCAGTCTATGGTAAACACAAGATGGATTGCGGGAGACAGCGATGAAAGTAATTGATGAAGTAGAACATGAAGATGGTAGTGCTACGTACACCTTCGACCTTACTGAAGATGAACGCAGAGTCATGGTAGAGCAAGGTATCCTCTGGTCTATCGTTGCTGGTGCTACAGGAGAAACACCTGTGAGTGTTCTAAAGAGGTGGAATGATGAGCAAGCTATACTGGAAACTTCGCCAGAGCATGAGCCGAAGGAATAGAATTGTCTACATTGTCTGCCATAAGAACCGTAACAGGTTCAAGACAGGCTCTGGACAAATGAGAACTTACCCTAGCCATCGTTGGGGCTATGGATACTGGAGTAACTATGGACGTAACAAAAGAGATGCTAGCTAGGCACAGCTTAGCTCAACAGGCGGCACAGAACGTATTGAAGGCTCTAGACGGTCTAACGATTGTAGAGGGCGTTGGAGTGCTGGAATTGGTCAAACAAGGTATGCTAAAGTATGCCGCAGAAGATTATGATTTAGATGTCGGAGGTGTCCACTAACATGAGCCTAACAGAACAAAATACAGCCTACAAACCATTTAAGTATTCTTGGGCAGTGAACTACGCCATAGACCATGAGCGTATTCATTGGGGGGAATGGGAGGCAAAGCTTCAGGATGATGTTACCCAATGGAAGTCTGGAAAGCTGTCAGATACAGAGAAGAACCATATCACGCAAATCCTTAGACTTTTTACTCAGACAGACGTTGCTGTTGGAACGAACTACATTGAGAATTATCTCCCTAAGTTCAAGAACAACGAGATACGTGCAATGCTGTCTAGCTTTGTCAACCGTGAATTTGTTCATCAGCGCAGTTATGCTCTACTTAATGACACGCTAGGATTGCCTGAAGAGGAGTTCAGTGCCTTTACAGAAGTACAGGCTATGCAGGACAAACTAGACTTTATGGCTGACCTAGATACCAACAGTGTGTCTGGATTGGGACTTGCAGTAGCACGTAGCGTACTGAACGAGGGTATGAGCCTATTTAGTGCCTTTGCAATGTTGCTGAACTATCAGCGCTTTGGCAAGATGAAAGGCATGTGTGAGATTGTAGAATGGAGTATACGAGATGAGTCTATGCACTGTGACGGAATGGCTAAGCTATTTAGGACATTCTGTGATGAGCATCCTCGCATTGTTACAGACGAGTTTAAAGCTAACATATACCAGATGTTCCGTGATGCTGTTAAGCTTGAAGACAAAGTTATTGACATTGCGTTTGAGTTGGGAGATGTGGAAGGTCTTACTGCTAAAGAAGTCAAACAGTACATCCGCTACATCGCAGACAGACGACTAATTCAGCTTGGATTAAAGGCTAACTGGAAGGTCAAAGAGAACCCACTAGATTGGCTAGATTGGATCATCAATGGGGATAGCTTTAAGAACTTCTTTGAAGGAACCGTCACTGACTACAGTGCTGGTACATTGGTAGGCGAATGGTGGGGCGATGAAGATGTTCACACAAGTAATGCTGCGTAATGGCTTCGGCTTTGACATAGACTTGGTAGACACTCTACCGCTATGGGTATGGGAAGAAGGTCAAGACCCTTATGAGGATGACCCTAATGTTGGAATGTTTAACGGTATAGTTATTTGCTTACCGTTTATAAAGATTATTGTAGGCCGCTTCGTTTGACTTGAAGCTTTGCCCCTGTAGAGTTCTTCGGAGCCCTACAGGGGCTTTTTTATTGTGGCATAGGCTGTGCAGACTGTTGCAATGTTTGCATCTGTGCAGCCTGTTTAGCCTCTTGCTCTGCTTTCCATTCCTCATTCTCTGTAGTCATCTGACCAAGATCTTGAGCAAGACGGATACGGTGAGCATCCATAAGAGCACCTAGCTTCTTAAGCTCTTCAGGCTTCAGAGTCTTACCTTCAATAGCTTTACGGACAATCGTAGGGGTGTAAGGAGACACTGCAAGCTGGGCTAGAGCACGAGGGTCACGCATCATATCAGATACAGTCTCTGTGATACGTTCACCGACCTGTGCAGTGTATCGTGCAGGAGTACCGCCAACTACACCAGAGATCTCTGTAACCACACGAGCTATCTTCTCAGCTAATGCTTCAGGAGGCACGTTAGATACATCAAGCTCACGAGCAGACACACGAGCCATGATAGGTTCTAGGTTGTTCTTATACTCGTTGAAAGCTCTCTTACCATTTAGATCTGCAAAGAACAGATTAGTCTCAAGCCCTTCCAAGCCCTGCTTCAATTTGTAGCTATCGTATCCTACATCAAACTGCTTACCAGAACTACCTAGAACTGGTTTGTCCTTCATAGCGTTCTCAAAGACACGCTCTAAAGCCCTCTGGCGAATCACTGGTAACATCTCAGGTGCATAGTCCTGAATTAGTGACATAGCCAAGCCCTGACTACCCATCTTAATCTTACCGTTATCTGCAACCTCTACAGGCAAGTCCAGTAGACTGTCTGCTACGATATTAGGATTAGTAATGTCAAGAGGTTTATCAAACAGCTTCATAAATGGTAGCTGACTAGCCGCTGAAGCATCATCTAACAATAGCTTAAACTCATTACGAGCATTAACTAGCTTAGCTAAGTCTGGGTTAGTGTCTGCTGCTTGCTTCATCAGATCATTCAGAGAACCTCCAAGAGCCCTGCCAATAGTCTGAGTCATGTTTCTTGGAGCGCCGCCAAAGGCTGGGTTGTCTCCTTTGAAGGTAGCACGACCAATATCAGCCATCAAAGTCTGTAGCTCAGAAGCACTGATATCTTTCGCTGTAAAGTTACCATCAGGTACTTCTTTAAAGGACTGTGTAGCAGGGTCAAAGACCTGCTTAGAGCCTTCAGCACTGATAGACTCACGGATACGCTGTAGACCGCTACGTAAGCCCTTCTGAGCGTCTGTAAAGGTGTCTACGTTGATGCCGTCGCCTACGAGGTTAAACTGCTTCTCAAGGTCTGAGATTACGTCTAAGATAGGCTGTGCATTGAATGTAGCGTTAGTTGGAATATCCTTAAAGATAGCCTCCTTACGTGCATTGAACTTAGCTAGCTCTGACTTCTGATAGCCCTCATGCAGACCTGTAATAACTGCACGCTGACGTTCAGGAGACATACCATTCTCACCTACTCTGAAGCTACGTTGCATCCAAGACATGAAGCGGTTAGCTGTGCCTTGCTGAACATCCACCAATACACCGCCTTCGGGACTGCGTTGTAGACTGTTCTCAATTGCCATAGTGACACGATCACCAGTACCTTCGCCACGAGTAAGCGTAATACCATACTCTGAAGCCTTAGCCTGCATAGCTGTCATTTCATCAATAGCCCGCTGGTTAGCGCTGCCTTGCTCACGAGCCTTCTGAGCTTGCTTATCAGCTTGCTTCTGAGCCTGTACAGGGTCTAGAGGCTGCTTCTTAAACATTGCAATCTGAGTAGGACTTAGTGGAGTCATCTCAATGGCATTGGCTACGAAGTTACCTGTCGTTGGGTCATTGATGTATACACGAGCTGCATCAGCCATAGATGTACGCATCATTTCTTCCATGAATACACCAGCGCCAGCAATAGGGTTTATTGCAAAGACAGGTGCAGACACCATAGCAGACTCTGAAACATTCTCAGCCATAGCTCCAAATGTCTCATTGTTGTATGGACGGTTAGCGCCTACGAAGTCCAAGATAGTCTGATAACCAGCCCCTTGAGGCATTGGGTTTGGAACATCAAAGCCTAATGAGCGTGGTATGGCAGTGACGCCCTCCAGAGCAAAAGAAGGCAGCTCGTAAGGCGCTGACAGAAAACCTGAAATGGTCCTAGCTGTCGCTGTGTTTACATCCTGAAAGACCTCTGGAGCTGTCTCAGTAACAGTGTCCATCAGAGACTGACTAGCCTGACCTACAGGACTAGATGCAATCTTCTCCATGGGAGGCGCATCCATCTTAGTCTTAACTTCACGCATATCAGCCAATGTAGCTTCTAGCTCAGCCTGTAGCTGTTGTTTCTCAAGATTAGACTTAGCAGACAGGAGTTTCTTCTCAGTCTGCTCAGCCATTTTATCAAGAGCGTTTAGAGTTTCTTGACTCATATTAACGTCCCATTAGTTTGTCACGTTCAGACTTAGAACCAGATACATAAGTTTCAACATCTTCTACAGTGCTATACTTAGGTTTTACTTTCTGAAGGAAATCAAAGTAACCAGAGCCTGTCAAGTTCTCAGGCTTCTCAGCCGCAGCAGGATAACCACGAGCAATTAAGTCCTGCTTACGCTCTTCCATCATCTTAGTCTGTCGGAAGTCATCATAGCCATAAGGGTTGATCTGGTTACGAGCATCTTTAACGTATGCAGAGTAGCGAGCCTGTTCCTGAATCTTGTACTCGTTAATCTGACGAATACCATTCAAGTACTGCTTTAGCTGTTCAGGGCTAGCATTGGCTGGTAGAGCCCCTTTCAGTACCAATTCAACGTCTTTATCTGAAGCAACTCCAGGTGGCAAGTCATTGATAATGTTACTGTTTATGATACCTTGAATCTGTGTGCGTACTAGCTGTTCAGGGCTCTGAGTACCAAAAGTCTTACTAAAGAAGTCTTGCAAATCAGCAGACAGACCTGTTTTCATTTGGTCGCCATACTTATTGATGAAGTCTACAACCTGATTGATACGAGAGTTCTGAGTAGAGGCTGCACCAGCGTTTTCAGCATTGAGCTTAGAACGTGCATCAATAGTAGAGGTCTGGTTAGCTCCGAACTGTTCAGCCAAACGAGAAACTACAAGGTTCTGTTTATCCCATTCAGGAGTACCTTCTTCAAGAGAGTTGAGCTTGTCAATAGCTGTACCAAGAATGTTAGCCTTCTCACCCTCAATACCACCAAGCGTATCACCAGTACCGCCTGCATCCAGCGCTTCCATACGAGCCTTAATCATAGGATACCAGCCAGCTTTGTTTTCACTGTCTGCCATAGCTTGTACTTGCTCGTTAGTAAATCCAAGACCTTTAAGGGCTGATGGATTACCAGCAATCTCAGCAAAGCCAGCCTCTTGAGACCGAGTAGAGCTAAGAGTCTGCTTAGCTGTATCCAATGCAGTCTTACGAGTCGCTACTGCTGTAGGGTCATTCCACTGGTCTTTCTGGAAGCCAAGCTGTTTTCCCTGATGCTCAATCATTGAGTCTTGGTACTTCTTAGACTGTTCAAACTTATCCTTCTCAAGCTGACGAGAACGTAGAGCATCAGAACGCTGTGTAAGCGCCATAGCCTCTCTAGTCATTCCCATATCTTGCAGTTTAGATACTGCCGCATCTACACTGGCCTGATCTTGAATATCTACTCCCTTCAGAGCCTGACGGAGCTGTGTAGCTCTTTGCTCTTCAGGGCTCATAGCCGCTAGATTAAGAGCACGCTTACCTTCTTCATTGCCCTGCATACCTGCAATCTGACCAGCAGCCTGCAAAGCACCTCGCTTAAGCTGATCTGCGCTACTAGGGATGTACTGAGCAATATTAGCTGCCTGACCTTTGATAGCTTGTGCAAGACCACTACCACCACCAGCCATCAGCATACCAGCGCTCTGACGACCTTCGTTCATCAAAGCTGCCTGCTGTTCCCTGCGTATCTGTTCAGGGGTTTTAAACATATCACCAAACAGTGACTGTACTGTACCTGCCATATTAGCCTCCTGTTAGCTGTTCTACGAGTGTTTCAAATGGAGACTTCTCTGAAGCCCCTGTAGCCGTGAACAAGCCTGACAGAGTGTTTGCCAGAGCATTAACACGAGCAGACTCAAGACCAGCAATAGACTGATTACCTGCTGCGAGAGCTTCAAGACCATACTGACCACCAGAGCTAAGCTGTTCTGCACGAGACAGAGCTGCTGAAGTAGCGAGCTGACTGAATGGACTAGCTGCACCAAGCGCTGCAAGTTGCTGCTGTTGAGGCATGTAAGCCTGACCAAGCATTGTACCCAGATTAGCAAGCTGAGCTGCATCGTACTGCGTAGGCAACATAGAGGCTGCTGAGCCAAGACCGAACAGACTTGAACCAAGGTTTACATTACCTTGCTGTAGTTGCTGCTGTGCTGATGTAGCACCAATGTTACCTTGCTGTAGAGCCTGCAACTGGTTAATGTCATTGGCTGTCATGCCCTGCATAGCACCAAGACCGGAAGTACCTAGTGAGCCCAACTGAGCTGCACGTGCCTGCTGAGATGAAGCTAGCTGATCTGCAAGAGTAGTAGCATTGAGGAAGTTGCTTGACTGTTGTTCTTGAATAGCCTTTTCCATTGCAAGCTGTTCTGGCGTACCACCATAAGCGGCGGTCTGCACACCAAGACGACCCTGCGCTGCTAGACGGTTCTCTAGAGCTAGACGCTGACGTTCCTGTTCAGGCGATTGAGCCATTTGCATCTGCTGGAACAAACTAGAAGCTGTAGGAGTCTGAGCACCTAGAGCCTGCTGCGCTCCTGACAGGGCCTGTGATGTTAGACCACTTAGGGCGCTAGAGTAACCGCCTACAGTACCAGCCTGCTGATTAAACAGGTTAGCCATTGTAGCCTGCTGAGCTGCAATAGAAGGGTCAACCTGCTGGCTGAGAGCGCCAGAGACGCCTCCTAGAGCCTGCTGCTGAATACCTGATGTATCCACACCACCTAGACCACCAAGAGCGCTCTGTGCGCCTCCTAGAAGCCCTGACTGCAATGCCTGCTCTTCAGCACCAAGCGTAGTCGTTAGACCTCCACCAGCGCCTACTGAGGCTGTGCCTCCCGTACCTGTACGGACAGTGAAGGGGCTAAACTGAGCTTCCTGTACAGCCCTATTAGTGATATCCTCCGCTTGGGATACATAGCCGGGAACCTGATTTTTAAGGTAGTCAATCTGGCTCCCTGCTTCTGAGTACGGTAGGTAGGCAGATGCTGCTAAACCACCCAGTCCCAATAGACTAGTAATACTCATTAAAATGTACCTCCATCAACAGTACCAATAGTAGCTGTACCTGATACGCTTAGGGTTGGAATAGTAACTGTACCTGTGAAGGTTGGCGAAGCAATGTCGGCCTTTGTAGCAACAGCAGTCTGAATGTTAGTGTATTCTGAGTCAATCTCAGAGCCTTTGATAATCTTTGCAGGGTTGCCAGACTGTAGAGTGTCTTTAACTGCAAAGTTAGTAGTCTTTGTATAATTACTCATATTGTACGTCCTATGATTGCCTGTGCTGTCATGCGCTGAATGGATACTGGAGCGCCATCAATGTCTGCTTCAATACCTAGCTGTATTACCGCACCACCGCCTGAAGCGTTCACGTTAGGTCTGTTTACCAACACACCAGCGTTAAACTCACCCTCATTGTATTCTGCAACGTTGTATTCTGCAATGACCTGTGTAGACAAAGTAAACTTACGTTTCTTGTATGCGTAGCTGTAGTCATAGCCCCAGTTGAGTGTAACGTCTGTTGCACTACCACCTATTACGGTTATCTTCAGGTTCTTTAGCATCTTAAGGTTATTAGGAGCGCCAAAGTCCATGTAGTTAGTGAAGTATGACATACGGTAGAAAGCACCATTGTCACTGTATCCGTTGTATAGCCCTATACCTCTTTCCATGCCTACCAACAGCTCACCGCCAGCATCTCTAAGGAAACAAGCACCTGCATATCCTGTCCATTTAGTTGTCCTCAAAGAGCCATCCTGTAGAGGCGCACGAGTATCGAAGCAATAGGCTACATTGAGGTTTGGAAGTTTAATGAGGTAAAAAGCTTCTTCAGGGCTGAATACTGTTTTAATATTACCAGTCTCAGCCCTAATGTCATTCATAAAGTCAGTACGAATGTTCTTAGTAATATCTAGGATAGGTAGAGACTTCTGCTGGATAACACGACCAAAAGAGGCTACGCCACTATCTGACAGGAACATTATGTCCCCACCTGTGCTTTGAATAGAGTCACGAGCTATACAGCCTGTGCCAATCACGGTATCCGCTAGAGACATTGTTGCAGGGTCTTGAGCGCCTTGATATACTAAGATCTGTCGTTTACCAAAGATAATCAAGAAGCCATTATGAATAGCTAGTCCTGTAATCTCATCCTGACCATTAGGCCACACCTTAGAGATGTCTATAGAGCCGCTAGAGCCTGTATCCCAAGCAAAACCATTAAGTAGGTCTGACCAATAGATTACATCATTGTTTGCTGCTACACCTGTAACCCATAACCGACCAAAACCAGCTACTACAATATCCCCTTGAGGTACTGTTCCACTGTAGTTAGCGTGATTAGATACTAGGTCACATGTAGTACCATCATAATAAAGTGGGAGACTATCGCCAGCAAACATGAAATGATAGTCATTAAAGCTCGCATGACTGTAGTTACCTGTACCGACTATATAGCCTACTGGAGTAATATCAGTGAGGGCATTCTTACCTTTGTAAATCTTGCCCTCTGTAGTTGACATTACCTCACTTGTTCCGTCATGGGCAATGTACTCACCCATACTTACAATCTGGCTATCAGTATCTTCATTCAGGTAGCTCCAGCCCTTACGAGCACCTATACGACCAAAGGAGTCTATGACACAGTTATCAGCTTCTAATGCAAACTGTTCAGACAGTGCAGTAGGCGAGTCTTCTGAGTTCAGTCCATAAAATCCTGGGGCCTGTATTGCTATACTCTGTAGGGGCTTAGCCATTATACTACCGTCCAGTTAAGTTCTTCGTCATGGTAACGAGCATCCAATGCAATTGCATTACTGAGACTGTTCTTGGCAAACAATGCTTGCTCAGAACCACTCTGGCCACCTGTTTCACCTCGTTCAATCAACGCATACGCATGAGCCCAATCAACAATAACATTAGTGGCTACAAAAATCTCATCAGCATCATTGACAAGATCTTCAAGTCTCTTGATACCGTAGACGCTGATAGTGTCTCCGTTGTTTTTAGGTACAGGGAACATTTTAATCTGAATGTCTCCTGTAGGGCTTGTACCTGCCATAGCATAGTGTGTAAGAATGCCCTGCTGATCCGCAGTTAGCATATTACGCCTACGTGCTTCACGGATAGAGATCTTATCAAGTACGTGCTGATTAGTCTCATCGAAGACTTGAAAGATCTCTGATCGTGTACCAAACCCATCTAGGGAGTAGGTATCAGTACCTGCTACTGTTTGAAACTCTTGAGTGGTACGTAGAGCTGACCAGTCCCAAGCATCCTCTACAAGGCGCTTAGCGTCATTTACAAAAGCACCTATAAGAGCTGTGTAGTTTGTTTCATTCACAGTCTGCGCTGCATCCTCACGGAGTTTACGCAGTACTGCATTTACTAGTTCTAAGTATGTCATATCTTATGCCACTGGAGTAGTTTTAAGAAGTACTTGAGATAGAGGTGTCTTAGTAGGCAACGTATCTTCTTCCTCAGTCGTGTCTGCAAAGGGGTCTTCGTAAGCTAATTGTTCGGCATCCTGTTGAGCCTGATCCGCACCTCCTGCCAATAATAGCTCTGGTAAAGGAATGCCATCCAGATTGATACCTTTCCAATCAATCCCTAAGTCTTGTATCTCAGGTAGGCTCATATCAAGGTCTGCAAAGTTAGCACCTGTAAAGTCTACTTCTGGTACCTTAATACCAAGATCAATCATCTTAGGTATGTTGATATTTGGAATATAATCACCTAGCCCTGCAAAACTTGTCCCTGAGAAGTCTAGCTTACCTATCTCGATACCTAGCTCTTTCATGCTAGGAATTTTGATGTCTGGGAAGTTAGCAGCTATGTCTCCAAAGTTTACACCATTAAACACACCTGTAGGTAGTTTAAAGTCCGTAACCCAATCACCTAGCTTCATATCAGGCAAACTATCTGTGATCCCTGTTAGCCACTCAAAATCAAAGTCAGTATCTACATCATCTGGTAGGAAGTCAGGAACTTCAAACTCAGGGAATGTACCACCTTTTTTAACGTATGTAACTAGACCATCAGTGATAGCCTGCTGACCGTCTCCTGTCTGGTCATAGGTAATAGCAGAGCTTAGACCAGCCTGACCTAGAGGATTATCTAGGCCAACATCAGCGCCGTAAATATCTCCGAAGACTTTAATCTTGTTCTCACCAAGGCCTACACGAATAGCAGCCTCTGTGGGCTTATTAAGCTCAGTAGGCAGCACATCTACAATCTTGTCACCGTAGATGTTTATAGCTGCTTCTGCTACGTTAGTGCCGTTAGCAACCTGAGTTGCAAACTCAATACCTTTAATAGTTTCAGCAGAAGCATTAGCGCCTACTAATGTTTGCTTGACTAGATCGTCAAAAGAGAAGTCTAAGTCATACCCATAGTCTGACCAGCTAAGCTTTTTAGTGCCTGTAGCTTCTTGCGCCTGCGGGTTCGTGGCTACAACTTCAGCACTGCCGCCCATGCCTATGTTAAGTGACTCGCCAATGTCAAAGTCACCGGAGGCCAGCTTAGTGTCAGCATTGGCTGCGTTGGTAGTAGCATTCTCAAACATTTCGTCCAAGCGGTACATTGAGCGCTCACCAGCAATTGTGGTGTCTACCCATTGTGTTCCATCGCCGTCTACGAATACTTGGTTGTTTACAATACCGTTGCCAACCATCGCTGCAGTATCTAGGACTTGACGAGTACCGAACGCTGTGTAAAGTGCAGGAGCAATACCGCCCGTCAGGGAGAACATTAGAGCGCCAGCAGCATAGCCTAGACCGTAGTTTATACCTTTGTTGACTACAGTGTCAATACCAGAGGCAATAGTGTTTGCAAGTGAAACACCTTCGCCAACCACGATACGTCCTTCAGGGTTAATCGTCAGAGTACGATCACCAGTGAGCATGTCAATACTGTTGGCAGAGGCTGCTTGTTGTGCTTTTAGCATGTCCTCAGCAAACGCTGTTTCTGCTCTAATGCCTGTACCATAGAAGTCAGTATTCTTGTATAGAGCGTTAAGAGAAGACTCACTAATTCTAAACTGCTCACCAAAGTCTACAGCTAGCCCATTAGGGTCTATAGCGCCTTCACGTTGATACGGAGCATCTACATAGACTTTACCGTCAATGACAGAGAACTCTGCGCTAGAAGCACCTTTAGCTGTTGTACCACCTTCTGCAGCCGCTAGGGAGTCTACAATCTCAATGGCAGCTTTCTCACCCGAAGATGTAAAGGCCTCATCGAACATGCCTCCAACAGATCCAAATAGATTAGACCATTTGAATTCGTCCATGTCGCTCTGGGTCACCGAAGGTAATGCTTTCTCCTCAGGTGTGGCATAGTCAGCCCCTTTAAGGAATGACGTAATAGTATCATCAAGCCAGTTTTGGTTGTACATATCGCCACCAAAGGTAGGGTCGCCTGAAGACAAAAGACCTGCAGTAGTGGCAGTTACATATTGATTATTAGTGGTAGACTCTTGCGCTTGTTTGTACGCTGCAGCTACATCATCAGCAGTGTAGTAACCTTTAGTGCCTACAATCTGATTAAGTAGTTGATCGTAAGTAGCATTAAAAGACGTATTAGCTTGTACCTTATCAGCAGCAATTTGCTCTTGACGAGCTGCTTCCGCTATCTTAGCGTTCTGTGCGTCTCTATCTGCTACGTTTGTGTACTTAGTACCATCTTTTGCTGTATAGACCTTTGGTGCAGCCACTACAGGGTCTGGAGAGCTAGAGCTGCTGTCAGAGCCTATATATCCTCCAGTACCATAACTGATGCCGCCGCCGTTGTTATTACGGTTAGCTAAATCTTGAGCTATAGCAGCATCGAAATCACTGTCAGAAACAGTACTAGACGAAGAACTATCGCCTGAAAAGAAGCTGCCGACACTACTCCAGAAACTCATTATTAGTTATCCTTTTTCGTAAAATAATTAAACACACTAACCACCTTGTATAATATCATTATGCTCAATCAATGAGACAACAAAGGTCATACCAGCCCCATCTAGAGCTTCAATCTTATCGCCTTCCTTAAGCATAACAAAGTCATTAGTGCCTCCACCAATCTTAAAGAACTCATTGGCAGATAATGAATAGCTATCAAACATTGTTAGGTATGTTTGTAACTCTTCGCTCCAAAGACGAACACTAAAGTTTGATGTAGATCCTGAAGTATTAGTTACATACATCAAGACCCACTCAGCTTTCTTACCATTAGGTACTGAGTATACTGTTTGATATACGTTTGTTAGAGGAAGTGCATAGGACTTCTTAATCATATCGTTGTCTCTATATAGAATATTATAGCATACTTTTTAGGCAAAGTCAACACCTATTTAGGCTTTTTAGCACTAAGTATACCTTCAAATGCTCCACCACCAAAGTAGAAGGTAAGAATGATAAGCATTGCATAGCCTATTTGGAAGTCTTCTAGCACTTGTTTGACCTTATCAGCATCAGAGGCCATCTCAGCCAATGTAAAGCCCAACACGAGGCTAAAGCACATTAGGTATACAAAGGTAAAGCTAAAAGCTATAACCCGCTGAGCGAGCTTAAATGGAGCGTAAGCGCTAAGCAGGTCTGTTTTGGCTTTAGTCTTAGCCTGTATTTCTTCTTCGGTACTAGTGTGTAAGTTGTCAATCAAGTCAATGCCTGATTTAATTACATCACCACTACCGAATATCTTTGCGAGTACACTCCACATATTAGACTCCTTCAATCAAGTCAGTGCGTACACATACGAACTCATAGTTAATCTTAGGCTGTGGGAGGTCTTGCATGGCTACTTCTCTAGCCTCAAAACAGTCTTCCAGAGTCACGTGAGGACTCACAGGCTGCGCATATATAGCCTCTTGAGTCAGTAGTATTCCAATTAAGACCCACATAGTAATTACCTCAAAAAATAAAATGCTGTACTGATTATACTAGCTGCTACCAACCAGAATAACTTGTCAGCAACTTTAGCAGTACGTTCATTATTACGTGCTAACTCAGCGACCTTGTTTATATCTTCTGAGTGTTTGTTCAGACGGGTTTCAATCGCATCTAGTCTACGATTGTTACTTGCCATCTGTTCTTCAACACGTACAATCTTAGTAACAGCATCAGTTAGTTTATCAATCTTCTGTTCTAGCCTGTCAAAGCGTGACTCATCCACGAGCTACTCCTTACCACGGCAGACCTGAGATCATTGGTGGGTTAGACAGCTCATCCAGTTGCTTCTGCACATTGGCTTCTACTTCTGCACGATCCATCTTCTCATCTACCCAGCCCCATACCATCTCTTCAGTGATCTGATCAAACGGTACAATCTCTTCACCTTCTTCTTGGTTGAAGCTGATGGTGCCGTAGGCTGATGCAGTGTTGGTTTCGTCAGAGCCTTCGCAGCGCCAGTGTACGATAGTGATGTAGTCATCTGGTTTACGCTCGAGGTTAGCGATAGTCCAAGTGTAAGTAGTCATTAGTTAGTCTCCTTCTTAGCGGCTTCATAGCCTTCTGCATACGCATCTTTAATACGCTTATCAAACATACCTGAAAGCCAATCAAAAAACGCTTTAGCTGACTCTTCAGCCTCCCCTTCAAACTTCATAACATCACCGTTGAAGTCTAACGCACCTACTTGCTTACCTTCATTGTGAAACGTAACAGAGTAGTTAGGTTTAAGATCAAGTACTGCGATAGGATTTTCAGACGTACAGCTTAGCGTGATACTGTCCATTAGATAGTCTCCTGAGCTTGTTTAGCCGCATAAGCTGCTTTCACTTCATCAGTGAACAGTGCAGCTGCAAAGGCTTGTACTTCTGCTGGCTCGTTACTTACATCGTCAGAAGGACTGATTACGTGTCGGTGATACTGCTTACCACCAATCATTACACCATCTTCTTCTACCCAAGTAGCTTCACGACATTGCAGCATAGGGATAGTGTCCATATTCACTACTTCCACTTTGTCGCATACTGTTTTCTTCTCTAACATTGTGTATTTCCTTTTGGTCTGTGCCCACAATCCAGTGGGCATATGGTTTAGGTTGTTTTACATTTAGTGCAGGTTTTCATTATGAGGTCACATATGTTCCAGTAAGATAGTTAGTTGCACTAAACGAATTGCTTGTGAGCCAACATCTATCTGAGTTAGCAAGCAAACATGAGCCGAATGCGGTAACATTAGAGTCAACTACTGATCCAGTACCATTTTCCGTCATAACAAAAGGCAATCCAGCTAGCCATCCAGCTGAAGAAGATGCTTTCGCACCGCCAGTAAATTGTATGTGAATGAACACTGACTTCCCTGTTTTTACGTAATACCCAGACAGTGATGTCGGGCTTGTAGTCCAAGTCCCACCTACCGTAGGCGTAAACGTACCAGTCTCATAGTTATCTAAGTGATTAGCAGCCCCTGTGCCACCTAAGTAGACACCGCCTGATAGGTAGAGGTCTTTGAAGCGGGCTGTTGATGCACCTAAGTTTATAGAGCCATCTGAACCTGAGTTAGTAGAGACGTTCCAAGGCTCAACAGTATTATCGTTCCCGTTAAATAGGAAACCAGTATCAGCGTTACCTATTGTAAGGTAAGGTGATGAGCCTGTTTTAACACCAATACTCCCCACGGGTGCACCGTCTTTGGCGAAAGATAAAATACTACCGTCAGAAACAAGTCGGTTTAGGAGGTGCGTATCAGAAGATAGTGTTGACTGTATCTTGCCTAAAGGACTAAAGCGATGCCCTGCTGTACCTGCTCCTGTATCAGTCTTACCCACAAGCAAGTTGCCTGAGGCATCAAGGCGCATACTTTCATTGAAAGAAGAACTGCGTCTAAATATTAAATTACCTGCGGAGCCATCCCTACTAATATCAAAATAAACATCGTTGCCATTTTGAGAAATTGCAGATGCGTTTGTAGTTGTAGCTAAAGATAAACCACCGTTAGATGCTCCGTATACAGTTAATTGCGTACCATGAGTGCTAATAGGACTACTCGTACCAATCCCCAAAGACTCAGCAGACGCATCCCAGAAGAACTTCGCAGTTGTCCCTGTGTCTTCGTAGAAGGAGATGTCTCCGTTGTTGTCTATATCAACACGTTTAGTACCATCGGTACTTAAGCGTAGTTTTGTTGAGGCGTACAAGTTACTAGGGTCTGCATCTATAGAAAATACAGCCCCTGTAGAACTTAGCTGACCTGTTTGAAAACTATCGGACAAAGTTAAGTTAGCACCTATGTCGGTACTGCTAAAGGTAGCTACTGTGTTAGCTGTGCCAGCATCAACCGTCAGCCCATCCATTGTAGCTGTGCCAGTTACGTCAATGCCTGTGGAGGTTGTGGCTAGTTTTGCTACACCTGCGTTATACAAAGTTACAGCGCCGCCATCTACGGCACGTATCATGTTGTCTGAGTTATCAGCGCTATTTAGTCGGTAACTACCTGCACGTAATAGTAAATTTCCAGTGCCGGCATCATGTATAACGCTGTTACTACCATCATGGTAAATCTGCAAATCACTGCTAGCACCGAAGATGGCTTTCTGGTTGTCACCGAAGTTGATGTCATTGCCATTAGTATCTAGGTTGCCACCGAGCTGTGGAGTCAAGTCAGCCACTACATCAGGCGATACAGACTGCCAAGAACTACCATTGTAAATGTAGGTAGCATTGTCAGTAGTATTGAAGTACCAATCACCAGCCTGCAAAGGATCACCGTTGTCATCAACAGTTGGTGCAGAAGCTTCAGCGCCTAGGTAGAACGACTCAATAGAGTCAACCAACGCCTGAGCCTGTGTAGCAGATGCTGCAGACTGTGTAGCCGATGTAGCCGATGCAGTTGCACTGTTTGCTGAAGACGTAGCAGAGCTAGCCGCTGCCGTAGCAGAGCTTGCTGCATTAGTAGCGCTAGTAGAGGCTGCAGAGGCTGATGTAGCTGATGCAGAGGCTGATGTAGCTGAATTAGTTGCAGAGGTCGCTGCAGCCTGTTCAGAGGCGAGAGCATTCGCAGCAGACACTTCAGCGTCCACTGTAGATTGATATAGACCGTCTACATAGCTCTTACGAGTCAATGTATTACTTGTAGCAGGATCTGCAGACGTAGTGATGCTATTGGCGCCCATGTCAATGGAGCCTGTCATAGTACCACCAGCTAATGACAGCTTAGTAGCAATAGAGTTCGTTAGAGTTGTGTAGAGGTTAGCATCATCGTTAATCGCTGCAGCAATCTCATTAAGAGTATTTAGAGCTGCTGGCGCACCATCCAAGATAGCGTTGACTTCATCGTCTACGTACTTCTTAGTTGCTGGATGAGTATCTGCTGTAGGGGCTGGAATGGTCACTGTAGCTGCTGTGAGGTCAACAGTGCCATCTGCTGTAAAGTTACCGACAGTAACTGCACCTACGACATCAAATGTGCCGCCTACGGATGCGTTGCCTGTTACTGCCTGTGTAGTTGGAGTAGTTCCTAGTTCTACAATCGTGCCTGAGTTGTTGGTAAATACACGCTTGTCTACTGTGTTGATGGCTAGTTCGCCTACATCTACTTGAGCAATAGTAGGAACAACACCAGCAGTAGAAGAGCGTTTGATTAAGATCTTTGTAGACATTCTTCATTCCTGTATTGGTAGGAAGCAATGAAACTATATTGTTATGCTTCTTTGTATATACATAACCTATACATACAAAGAAGGAGGCTCCGAAGAGCCCCCAACATAGCCTGCCTTATGCTGGCAGAACGATACCAATGCCGTTTTCTGGGCGAATGGCTTTAACACCGTAAAGAGTGTCAGAAGTGAACAGTGTAGACAGGAATTCCTGCTTGTACTGAGTCTGTGAACGTACGCCCTGCTGTTCAGCAAGTACCAGAGCATCTTTGTGCATCAGTACGCCCAGCTTGTTAGCGCCAGACTCTAGAACAGGACAGTTAGTAGATACGTATACGTCAATGCCGTACAGAGTACCAATCTTACCGTTTACAACACCACGGCCATCAACGAAGTCAGAAGACATGTAGCGATCGATACCACGGATAGTATTAACTGCTGATGGTGGAATAACCAGTACACGCTGAGTCATTGGTACGTCAGAGTCATCAAGGAGCTGGATACCATCACGGAAAGCCGCATCAGTCATTGGGTTAGCTGCGCCGTTAGCTGCATAAGCTTCTAGACCGCCACCTGAACCAACTTCGTACAGTGTGAAGGTAGCCTGTGCTTCAGCAAACAGATCGTCATCAACCTGCTTAGCCAGAGCGTAACCAGCATCGTCAGTGTAGAAGCGACGAAGAGAAGCAAGAGCCTGTACTTCGGTGATGTCTTCGATCAGACGTGAGTACTCGTAGTGCTTGTCGATAGTTACGATTACTTCGCTTTCAGTTGCAGCCTGCAGAGTTACCTGAGTCTGTGCAGCCTTAGCTGAAGCTGAGCCACGAGTAGGCTTAGGAATGTGGATAGTGTCGCCTTTCTTGCCACGCATAGGCATTTTGTTGACGAGGTTAGCTACCACGAGGTTAGATTTGTATGCTGCTACGATTTCATCTGACCAGAGTTCTGGGATAAAAGTAGCAGCGGTAGTGTTAGTTACATGATTTGAGCCAAGTGCCATAATAAAGATCCTTTCAAAATGGGATTAAGTCATCGAACCCTTTTCTCGGCATATGCTTGGGCAATATCATCTGCCAACTGCATATAGCGATCTGGGTCTGTTTGCATAAGTTTAATAATATCAGCCCTACGGTAGATCTTGCGAGATGGTGCCTCACCAGATCCTGCTGTAGCTCCTGTAGAGGCTGCTTTAACTTGCTTCTTACGTTCAGTCTGTTCTTTTACTGCCAATGTACGAGCCGCACCCTTGCGTTCCTTCCATGTACTCAGTAGTTCATCAGCAGCTTCAAGATCAAACTGTTGGTCAGCTTGTTGAAGCAGTCTTTGACGTACTGGCGATGCCATCACCCAATCTGCAAAGCCCTGATCTGCAATTACTTCAGTATAGTCAGGATGTTTAGATTTAAGTTCATTGAGCGCCTTAGCTTTTTTCATCTCTGTTGTTAGAGCTTCAGCTTCTCGTAGCTTAGGATGATTTGCAATAGCCTTTTCTACAGCCTTTTGAGGATCGACATACCAATCTACGTCTTCCTCTGGTTCGGACTGTTCTTGGGCAGTCTTAGTTGCGAGTTGCGCCTTTACAAAGTCATCAACAATCTTGCGGAGTTCGCCTACCTCACTGCTCTGTCGACCTAGTAGCTTTTCAGCTTCTTGGTGCATCTTAGCAATCTCAGCGGGTGTCTTCCCACGGTATTTCTCTGGTACGTCATCCTCTACTTCTTCTGGTTCAGGGTTAGCTTGTTCAGCTTCCTGTTCATCAAAGCCTGAGTATTCTTCACCTTCATTAAGTTGATCTTCTGGGCGTTCGTCATCTAAAAGTTCTATAGCCATTATAAACTCCGTGCGTTAATCGCATTGTGGAAGTAGCCTTGTTTTAATAGGGGCAGTAAAGCTACTGTTTACCCTAAAGCGCTCCGTTATAGACTCCCCTAAACTCTGAAGCGCTTTTATTATTGTAGAAGAAGTTTAGCCTTAGTTAGCCTCTTCTTCCGTTAGCTGCTCGTACGCCTGTGTGATAGCATTTTCAAAACCACGTAGACGGTGGAGCATACTTAATTGACCCTTATAGTTATGCAGTTCCTCAAGAGTGTTTACATAGCCAATAGAGTCTAAACTTTTAATCATTCCTTCGATGTCTTCCATCAACAGCTTCCAGCCGTTAGTAGTAAACATCTCAAAATAATCTTCATACTGTTTTACTAAGGAGTTGTCCATAAGGGTTCCTGTTAATTAATTGTTGACACAGACCCTAACTTGTGTTAAAGCCTGTATCTTATACTTTACATTATAGCATAAAATAGCTCTTTTGTCAAGAACTTTTTACACTTTTCTTAACTGTCTTGCCCTGCTCCGAAGCTGAGCTTTCGAGGCGCTCGACTTTCTGCTGGAGCTCCTGCATCTGCTGGGCTAGGTTGTTGATTGCTGTCTCCACCTGTAATAGAAACTCCTTGATCTGTGACGGGGTTAGCATTAGATGCTCCTTTCATGTCCATTGCTTGTTCTTTTAACATTAGTTCAGCTACTTTAGCCCTACGCTGGAACTCAACATCATCTTGGTTCCCTGTCTGTAGGTTAGAGCTGATAGCTTTAATACGATCTGTCTCAGCGTCAAACTGAGCAACTGCTGCTTCTGCCATGTTCTTCTGAGCACGAGCATTAAAGTCTGCTGCCTGTCCTTGGAACGCTTGGATCTGAGCTTGCTTCATAGCCAGTTCCATCTGCTGAGCCTGCTGAGCTGCCTGCTGAGCTTCTGGATTAGGTTCTGCTGCCTGTTTCAGTCGTGCAATTAGTTCCTCACGGTTAGAGAGGTTCATATTGTCTACAATGCTCTCAATAAGCGCTGGGTACAGTGGGCTGTCTGGAGACATAGTTTGTAGAAGCTGTACAAGTTGTGTAACTTCGTACTCACGAGCTATAATGCCCAACGAAGAGCTAGCAGTGAACTGGTAGTCTTTAACTGGGTAACGCTCAGGGTCAAACTGCATGTAACGGTATGCTGCTTTGCGTACAAAAGGCAACAAGAAAGACTCTTGGAAGTTGATAAGAGTACGTTTGTGACGCTTAATGATAGCGCCAAGAGACATACTGATACCAGCCGCTGTAGCATCGCCATTAATAGAGCCTGCAATGCCTGTACTATCGACAGCACCTGTAGCCATCTGTACCATGTTCTGCAAAGATGCAGCTTGGTTGAATGTACTAGGGTCTAGGTTGCCAAAGCGGAAAGGCTGTAGGATCTCAGCAGGATTACCGTTTGTCAAGACAGTTTTTCCTGGGCGTATCTCCATCTTAGTGCCACGAGGCAAGCGAGAGGCGTCCACAGCCATCATAGGATGTACAGTGAGTGCAAGAGCGTCTATGCGAGCACGTAGCTCTGTATCAAGCGCTTTCTGGCTATTATAGCCTTTCTCACAAACACCTCGACCCCAGAACCGTGACGGCACAACGTCCCAAGCAAAGGCTACAACAGGACGATCACCCATCATGTAAGGGTTCTCTTCTACCTTCAGCAGTGTGCCGCCGTTAGCAATAACTACAATAGCTTCAACGTAGCTAGAGTCGGTGTCGTCACCCTCCGCAAGGTCAACCATTTCTTCATCTTCGTCAAGGGTTGCTGATGTAAAGAGATGGCGTGGAACAAGCCCGTAATACTTAGTAATACGTACCTTATCATCTTGGTACATATACAAGGTTTGATCTGGTTCTAGGTCAATATCAGGAGCATCTACTGTAATAGGCTCATCACGGTAAATGCCCTTCTCCTGCATAAGTTCTACTTGATGTAGAGGTACAAACTCATCAATAGCTACACCCAATGCTTCCTCAATAGAGGTCGCTACAGGGTCAATTAAGAAGTTCTGAGGCATAACAGGACGTAGTTTGACTACTGTACGCTCACGTTTCTCTACACCGACTGCTTCAACTTGTCCATCCATCATAGGCTGTGTAGCTGGACGAATATCAGTAACATCATCCATTACAATCTCGCCTACACCAGTACCATAGATAGCACTGTTTAGGATACACTCTGCTACAGCCTTACGGATCTTACAATATTCAAAGTCTTCGTACATTAGCTTACGAAGGAGCATAACATCCGTAGCTTCAGTGTCACCGAAGTTATCCTTGATGTCAAAGAACTTACCACGGCCAAACGTAGCTTCTTCTACTTCTGCCACAGAGCTTTCTACAGCCTGTTGTAGGGCTGGTGAGATAATCTTAGAGCGCTCAGATTGACGCATAGAGTCGCTACCGTCCCACTGACCACGCCACAGACGATAATACTCATCAAATTGCTCTTTGTAGTTAGCTTCGTAGTGGTCACGCCACTGCTGTACCTTATCCGTAACCCATCCTTCTAGGGAGTCACTGTCAAAATACGTATCTTCTTCAAAGTTCATCTATTAATATCCTGTTATAGGGTCTAAGACCTCAAAATCGTCTTCTTCATAGTCAACATAGTAGCTAAGAACTGCTAGTTGGTCAATGTATGCTAGTGCGTCTATTAAGTCATCGTGTACTAATGGGTTAGGGAACTGAAATAACTGGTCACAGAACTCTGTATTCCACTCACCTTCGCCTAGAATTACCTGACCATTCTCAAAGCGGCCTTGTAAGCCCCAAACAACACGGTCAATCTTCTTTTTATTGCCATGTGTAAGCTCTTCAACCCTAAAATAGCGCTGATGGGCCTTCATAAGGTCTGTAAGGTAGGGCAATACAGCGTTCTTCAACGCCCCTTTCTCAATACCTATAGATACAGGCTTATACTTAGCCACTGCATCAAAGATCTTTTGAGCTGTTTTCTTAATATCCCAACGTCCGTATATAATGTCTGCTACATACCACCCGCTAGTGTTGGCTTTAACGACCGCTATAGCTGTTTGGTCAAGCTTCTTAGCCTTACTCGTATGAGCATTAGCTATGTCTGCAAAGCCTGCAAGGTCAACTGCAATGTAATAATCACCTTCATCAGGTTCTTTACCAAACTGTACCCACTCTTCTTTGAAGATCTCTGAGCCTAGTGCCTCAAAGGAAGCCATAAACTCTTGTCTAAAAGCATAGGATGACATAGACTTCTTAGCTACATCAATCTCTGCTGGATCTAGTAGTGGGTTGTCATAGGATGTAAAGTGCCAAGCCTTATACGTAGGATCATCTTCATTGGCTGCATAGGTATACAGGTCATAGAAGTGGTTGCGTCCCATCGGAGTCCCAATGAACATCGCATCACCCTTCTGGTCGGCAAGCGCTGGACGTAGTATCTGTTCCCACACAGTAGGCTTCATGTCAGCATATTCATCCAACACGAGGAACTTAAGACTAACACCACGCATAGTCTCAGGTCTATCTGCGCCCTTTAGGGCTATAGTAGCACCATTGATGAGTGTGATGTGTAGGTTGTTAATGTGAGTAGACTTGATGACAGGGTTAGCTAGCTCTAAGAGCGTCTGCCACATGATATCCCTTGCTTGTCCCTGTGTAGGGGCTACGTAGAATACGTGACCTTTAGTAGCCTGTAGTGCGTAAATGATGAGCATCCAAGCCGCTAGACGAGACTTACCAGTACGGCGTCCTGCTGCTACAATCTTAAAGCGAGTCTCATCATTAAAGACCTCTTGTTGCCAAGGTAGTAACTCAACATTAAGCTCCATCAGCAGCCACCTTAGCCATACGCTCTACAAGCTCTTCTCCACGTCTAGCTACTTGACGATACCACTTAGAGTCTTTCATCTCTAACGAGGCTGTAGCGTAATCACAAGCCCTTACAGCCGCTATCATCTTCTTAAATTTAGATAGGCGATTATAGCCAAGGTTAAAAGCCATGTTAATGAGAATAGATTGAACTTCTTTAGGGTGTGCTTCTAGATTAGGAATAATACTACAAGCATCCTTCACAGCCTCATTGAAGTCCTCTTCAAAGGCTAACAAGATACGAGCATCACTAACTGGTGTATCTACAGGCCAATTAGCTTCAGGGTCATTACGTCCAACAAGATGTCCAACACCAAAGGTACGTAGCCCTTCAGTGTCTAGGTAGATACGGTCTACATAGCCTTCGTGGCGAATAAGGTCATCCTGTGTACGTTCCAACATGGACTGGTTAAGGTTAGTTGACATCACGGTACTCCCCTTCATATATCTCTTCTTCTTCAGAGGTCTGTGTAGCACCAATGTTAATAGATTCACCACCAACCCCACTAATGGTTATGTTGACTGCGTTGCGCTGTTGACCTTTAGAGACCTCTTGCTCAAACATACCTGCAGGAAGTAGTCTATCCATAATAAGCTTCCAAGCTGCTCCTTGGTTCTTATGCTCATCATCCAAAGCAGCATCAAAGATAGTCTCTAAGACCTTACGACTCTTAGGGCTATTTAGCATACGAGCTTTGTACTCGTTCATTATGGCGGCATCACCTTTAGGTCTTCCAACCTGCCCTCTAGAGCCTTTTTTCTTAGCCGCAACTTCAGTCTTTCGGGGTCTTCCTCTCCCTCTTTTCTTCAAAGAAGTCTGTTCGGGATTGGTAGAGTTGTCGGGCTCTATAGAGTCAACGACAGTAGTCTCTATCGGTTTATCTGGGTCATTCATCATTTTCTCCAAGTGGAATGATATATGTTAAGAGTTGTTATATAGATACAAAGTGATTGATGATTGGTGACAACAGTATTCAATGTTTGTTGTTACTATATAGATAGTATATCATATTTTAGCTCAAAAGTCAATAGCTAATCTGATCTTTTTTAATAAATCTACATTGCTATTTAGCTTTATAGGTTCTGCACGCATTCCTCCATAGCCTTCTTAGCTATAACCCACTGATTTAGTAGGACTTTATAGGCTACAGAGTCTGGATAGATAGTGTCTCTAATTAGGGTCAATTTTGGTCTATTTTGTGTCTGAGCAGGTACAGTAAAAATAATAGCGCATCAATCCCCTCCCCCGTCCCCTAAGCAGATCTCTATAGCCTAGTAAGTACTCACTAACATTGAAGTAAGTACTCACTAACATTGAAGTAAGTACTCACTAACTAGACTTCACAGACCTGTATAGCTGTACAGTACTGTATAGATCTACAGTGCTATGTTAGGGGGCTAGCATAGGCTGTGTAGTCTGTCAAGGTCTGAATAGCTGAGAATATTTCAGGTCTAAAAAGCTTGAAAGTGTGGGGACAGTATGCTACTCACCAGCCTATTTAGATCTATACAGACCTTATTAGATCTATACAGCCCTTAACAGTCTGACATAGTGCTCACATATATAGAGCTATATAGCTGTATAGTGCTGGCATAGATACTGGCATAGGCGCTTAGAGCTTTATAGAGCCCGTTAGAGCGCTGTTAGAGCGCTGTTAGAGCTAAGGTATAGTAGGGTATTAGTTGGGTATAGAAAAGCGCTTACAGGGCAATTTAGGCGGATAACTAAGGGGAATATATTTATATTATTTGGTTATAGCACTAAGCACAAAAAAGCCCTGAGCCTTTGCAAGCCCAGAGCCTAAATTAGTTATATCCTTAGATCATTTAAACATATGGTAGAGCAACCAGCCTATACCGCCTAACTCTATCAGCTCAAGCATAACGGGCAAAGCCTGTATCAATAGCGGATTGTTTAGCCTTGTTAGTCCCCTTAAGCTTAAGCCCTACAATAACCCCTTGTTGGTCTTCAAAGCGCCTGTCGTGCTTATCGCCATCTATAACGGTAAAGCCCTTGTATGTTGCTGGCACTTTATCTGCGAATACCATAGCAACGTTAGTACCGTTATCAGTTACAAGCTTTATGCGCTCTGGCGTTGTCTTTTCAGTAGCGCTCATAGTGATATGCACGTTAGGCAATTCTGATACCGCTTTAACAATCTGTACTCGCTTTGTGTATTCGTAAAACTGTATATCTGGATAGAGCATGTAAACACTAGACCAATCTAGATCACTAGTGCCATTTAGGCGCACTGCTAGGCGTTTACCGGCTTTCTGAGCCCGTTTTAGTGCTGCGTTAAGCTCTGATACCAGTTTAGTCATAAAAGCTTCTCTATCGTCTATATAGAGCCTTGTACGCTCAATGCGTGCTTTGGTCTGTACTGGCATACGCATCATACCGCTATTAACTAAACAGCTAGCTCGGCAGCCCTTAGAACTACCAGCGCAGATTGATTTGTAATCAACGCTAGGCTCTAAATATAGAACGTAGTTTAACCAGTTATCGTTCTGAGATTTTTCAAGTTTTGCGCTTGTACTTAAAAGTTTCATATTGCACCACCTAACAGACTAGAACTAAACAGAACAGCAACGGCTAGCGCTGCTACTATATAAAACAGGTCTTCTAAGTTAATTTGCGGCATGATATACGCTCCCTATAGTTTCACCTAGAAAGCCCGCTAGTGCGGGCTCTATAGGGCTGTTAAGCTTATTTGGCGTTAGTTGCAAACTGGAATAGATCACGTTTCTTTTGTTTGAACTCTAGTGCCAGCGTTAGCTTGCCTAAGTGTAGCTGTTTAAAACATTCGCCTGAATTGTAACCCCAACGGCTTTTAACTTTGCGGATACGGTAAAACCCTTGTTTGTTTAGCAGTGTAAAGCGAGTAGTACCGTTTGCAGTCTGTTTAACGTTGATAAGTTTCATAATATATACCTTTTGTTTGTTGGGCTGCGTTGTTGCGTCCCAGTGATTACAAGTATAGAGCTTTCACTTTTGAATGCAACAAAAAAGTTAAATATTTTTTATATCGCTTTGAAATATGCTTATAACCAAAATTTACTGCTACCTTCTATTATGCGTGTGCGTGCGAGTACTACACTTTATAGCCTATGTCAAACTATTTCGTATTATACTTTAGTCTACTGTATATCTGTACAGCACTGTATATCTGTACAGCACTGTATATCTGTACAGCACTGTATATTTATACAGGTATCAGCGTACTAGTACATGAGTACAGGGGCAGTGGCGTGCTACAAAAAAAAATTAAATTATTACTTGCATTGTGTTGAATAGCTGTATATAGTGGGACACATAACCTGAAACATTAAAGGGACAGCGAACCATGAAAGTTTTTTGTTACTACAATCTACACAGGCACGTCTGGTCTATTAAGGCTCTAGAAGGACAGGACAAAGGACGTGTAATAGGACACAGTAAGTACGTTACATTAAGGGACAGCAAACCCAAAGTAAGCGAGGCAGGTCGTCAGCGAGTGCTACGTGAGCAGCGCAAGAATGTACACGCAGGTATTGTTGGTGAATTAATGTTAAAAGATGTAAAAATGTTCTTGACAGAAGGCGAGCCAGTAGATTACATTACATACAACCCTTACAAGTACAGCACGTTTGTACATAAGGACACAGAACAGGCATACACAGGCTCTGAGTTTGCCTACCTAGACGCAGATAACAGAACAGTGGTGGTATTCTAACATGACTACATTTGAACTGAAGATAAGCACTGAACCTAACACTATCTTTGAATTTAGCGATAGGTACGAGCTTGTTGACTTTATAGTTACAAACTTTCCTAGTGCTGTTGAGGAAGCGGTAATAAGTCATGGTATATTTGAGGAAAGTGATGATGCAGCATAAGACAGAAGATTTAAACTTGCACTTTACAATGATTCAAATGTGTGTTAAGTTTGGCATAGGCTTCAGTGCTACAGAGAGTAATGGAGTCTACTACATTGAGTTCACAGGAGCATACTAATGAAAAGGACAGAGAACCTACGCAGCATGATTGAGGGACGGATAACCGACCTACAAAAGCAGATCAAGAACTTTGACCCTGTAGTGTATGTCACTTACAGCTCATACGAGAACTGGATTGACAACAATTACAAGACAGTCACTGTAGGCGGCTTTGCATTCAAGCCTTCACAGGTACTTAAACAATGCTTGACAGGTCTAGAGTTTCACCAAGAGTTCACACAATGGGCTAATAAGTTAGACAAAAAAGACTTGACAGAATATCAACAGATGTGCGATGATCTAGATCAGAACATAGCATGGCTGGAGGAGCTACGATGAGTAACGAACTATGGGGAGCAATGTGGCACTACTTAGTCTTTGATCGCCACATAGATACTGATGAGGCTGAGTGTATTATCAGTCAGATTGAAGAAGAAGCTGTAGACCTAGATGACGCTTGGGAGATGTTGGAGGATATTGTATGAAGTATAATGGTGAAGTGTTGCACTTATGCAACGAATCAGAGGCTAAAGAGATAGCAGATACAGTTAATAAACCGCTACCAGAGTTCAGAAAACACTTGACATTGCTGGTAGAGGACACTAACATGGTCATTATGAAGAACATTGGCTACGGTCAGTACCAAGTAGAGAACATTCGTATAGATATGAGGTCAAAATGAGTCAATATATAGTCACAGTTTGGGACAACACTTGGAAGTATCGTAAATATAGTTACAAAGTAGCCTTGACAGATCTTTATAGCTACACAGCTTCACTAAAGAAGAACCATGACCGCTTCACAATTGAATACGCAGGAGAATTTTGATATGCGATGCCTAGCTTGTAACATTGAACTAACAGACTACGAAGCTACACGTAAAGACCAGCATGACGAGTTCATTGACCTTTGTAACTCATGCTACAAAGCCGCAGAATATGACGACAAAGAGGTGTCAGTGCGACTTGACTTGGTTGGCGAAGCAGATATCTTGTATGAATCCGAAGAAGACTATTTACAAGACGATAAATTCATGCTAAAATATTAACTATATAGTAAACAGCGCACTTTAGAGGTCACAAAGAATGAATCTTAATGAATATAAACAGTACTTAGACAACTTAGACCCTACATTTGGCTATGCTGACGACTACAGAGCCTATATAGCTGGTAAGAACCGTTGGGACTCTGCAAGGCGCATAGCTAATGCAAAAGGAGGACTGTACAAAGAGGCTTGGAAAGCTTATAATGATAGTCTAATGGCTAAATCTTAGGAGATACACATGGCATTTGTTAAATCAGGACTACCTTGCCCAAAGTGCGATAGCTCAGATGCGTATGCTATAGATGACAATGGTTGGGGTAAGTGCTTCAGTTGTGATGCAAACATTAAATTAGATGGTTCTTATGAACATGAAGAGGAATACATAGTGACTAAGACGTACACACAACCAACACCAGCAGCTTTGACCTATAGAGCCTTGGTAGACCGCAGTGTCAACGTAAATACCTGTGAGCGGTACGGTGTTGGCTTCTCTGGCGCAGATCTTGTATTCCCATATGGTAAGGCTGCAAAGGTACGCAAAGGGGGACAGAAGGAGTTTACCATCACAGGCGCTTGGCAGGACAACACAGGCTTGTTTGGTCAAGAGCGCTTCTCTGCTGGTGGTAAGATGGTAATCGTCACAGAAGGCGAAATAGACGCTCTCAGCGCCTTTCAGATGATGGATGGTAAGTACCCAGTAGTAAGCGTACGTAATGGCGCTAAAGCGGCTCTGAAGGACTGTAAGACTAACTTTGAATGGCTAAACAGCTTTGACAGCATCTACATCAACTTTGATAACGACGATGCAGGTCAAGAGGCTACAAAGGTCGTAGCAGAACTATTCAACAGTAAGGCACGAATTGTCAAGATGCCTAATGGCTTCAAAGACGCTAACGACATGCTGAAGGATGGTAAGAAAACAGAGTACAGCGTGTCTGTGTGGCGAGCAGAACAGTTTAGTCCGGCTGGTGTAGTTCGCCTTAGCAATATGTGGGACGAATTTGCCAATGAAGACTCTAACGTTAAGATACCATTCCCAGACTCTTGGGTGTCACTTAACGATATGATGCGAGGAGGTACAGAACGAGGTGAGGTGACAGTTGTAGGCGCATTGACAAGCATTGGCAAATCAACTATTGTGACCAACATAGCGTATCACCTGATGGAGAACACACATTTTAAGACAGGTGTACTGTTCTTAGAAGGTACTCAGCGTGAAGTCGTCCGAGATGTGCTTAGCCTTGACTTGGCTATGAACATTAGACGTATGGAACGTAAAGACCTTGACATGGACAAACTAGAGAAGCACTGGAAGGAGAAGATAGCACCAAAGGACAACCTAATCTTAATTGACCACAAAGGCTCGCTGAGCACTGAGGCGATTATGAATAAGGTAAACTACTTGGCAAAGGCAGAGGAATGTGATCTAATTATCATAGACCCTATTCAGGCTGCTATAGACTCTAGCGACAACGGTGCAGTAATCAACTTTATGGATGCTATACTGAAGTTTGCTAAAGAGACCAACGTAGCTGTTATACTGGTATCGCACATGCGTAAGCCTGACGGTAAAGACCCTCATGCAGTTAGTGAGTATGATCTACTGGGTTCATCAAGCATTAACCAGATTGCTTTCAATACAATACTGATTAGCCGTGATAAGATGGCAGAAGACCCTAGTAAAAAGAATGCAACTAAGTTACACTTGGTTAAATGTAGACGGACAGGCGACACAGGCTCTGCTGGCTGGCTACGATACGATAACCTGACAACGCATATGTTCCCAATGGCAGACCCATATGCAGGAGATGATGCACTATGAATACATGTACAGATTGCGGCGTAGCTCTTATTGAGAATAAGAATTGGCACGAGAGCAATGTAATTATAAACAAAAAGGTGTGTAGGTCTTGTCATAACGAAAACATGACAAAGTTTCACGGGACTCGCATGTACGTAAATGGTAAGTATATTTCAAAGAAACATCCATTGTACAAAGCAGGTCGCTACAAGACCCTTGATGATGCGTGGAGTCATGTAGAGATTGACCAGCGTAGTACTGAAGGCGAGGTCTACATTATCACTAACAAGGCTTTCCCTAACTGGTACAAAGTAGGCAAAGCAGTCAACGCAGAAGATCGTCTAAACGGCTATCAGACTAGCTCACCCTACCGTGACTACGAGCTACGTTATTCTGTAAAGTTCGACAATCGTCACACATCAGAGGTACAGGTACATAGATCACTACGTAACGTATTACCAGAGTCACACTGTCAAGGTGAATGGTTCAACGCAGACTACGAGGTCATTAAGGACATGATTGACGCTGTACACGCACAGGAGAAACAACTGGACTTATTGTCCGAAGCATGTTAAAATATTAGTAACACTAGCAAGCCAAGAGGAGGCAATATGAAAACAGTAAACAATTTAATGTGTGATTGGGAAGAGTCTTTTTATAAAACTTACAACGATGCAGCTAAGTTTGGAGTAGCTCCAGAACCTCATGAGTTTGAAGAGACTGACTATATAGTCAAGGAACTTCGAAAACTTGTTGGGGGTAACTTCGATCTACCAGATAATGACTTCTACCACGGACTGTTTATAATGTTAAGTACAGCCCGTCAGTTAAAACATGAGCAGTATGTTAACGAGGCTCTAATACAATTACTATATGAATACGCTCCAGAAACTGTGAATGTTGATGATCTTGTACAGGAAATAGACACAGAGTATCTAAACAACCATCAGCGAGATAAGTGATGATATACTTAGATATAGAAACAAACTTAGCACATGATACTATCTGGTTATGTGTTACACGTAAGGACGGTGAAGTACGTCACTGGCGCACACCAGAGGGCTTACAAGCCTATATAGGCAACGATCAAGTCTGTGCCCACAACGGTATAGGCTTTGATTACCCAATCTTACGTGCTGTATGGGGAGTTCAGATACGCAAGTCACAGGCTATTGATACGCTGATTATGTCTAGACTACATAATCCTATCATTGAAGGCGGTCACAGCCTCAAGGCTTGGGGTAAGCGTCTGGGCTTTGAGAAGATGGACTTTGACGTAACGGACTTTGATGGTGGATACACTGACGAAATGGCTGAATACTGTGTTAGAGATGTTCTTGTCCTAGAACGCCTACACAAGCATTTAGAACGTGAACTTGAGCAATGGAATGCACAAAAAGCTATTGACTTAGAGCATGAGTGTGCTATTATTTGCTCACGTATGGAACGAACAGGGTTTAAGATTGATTATGACAAAGCTACAGAAATGGAAGTATCGCTTACAAGTGAAATGGATGCTATTACAACTGAGCTACAGGCTGTCTTCCCGCCGCTTGTTGAAGAACGTATTAGTGTCAAAACAGGTAAGCGCCTTAAAGACAAAGTTACTGTCTTCAATCCAGCATCACGTAAGCAGATTGCGGAGCGTCTAGAGGGCTTAGGCGTAGACTTTGACAAGTACACAGAGAAAGGTAATGTCATAATAGATGACGCAGTCTTGTCACAAATAGAGCTACCAGAGGCTCAATTACTGGCACGATACTTTTACCTTCAAAAGAAACAAGGCCTAGTTAAATCTTGGCTTAAAGCAACTAAGGATGATGGTAGGGTACATGGACGTATTAACACGCTAGGCGCTGTTACTAACCGTTGTACACACAGTAGCCCTAACATGGCTCAGATACCATCAGACCACGATTGTAGGGAGTTATGGACAGTTGGAAGTAATAGAGTTCTTGTTGGCGCTGATCTTTCTGGTATTGAGCTAAGATGTCTAGCGCAT